CATGATAGTATTGATAGTATTTAATTCCACCTGATGTTGTTGCACCTGAACCTGTTTCATTAGTAGGCATTGTAATTGTAATAGTAGTGGGTGAAGGCACACTAGTTATCATAAATTTTTTATCATTGAAATCTGCAGCAGCATAATTAGAATTTGTAATTGTACTAAAGTCACTAAATAAAATAATATCTGAAACTTGAAAACTATGTGCTGTTGGAAATGTTATAGTAACTGTGGGTGATCCGTTAGTCGTGCTAAATGCACTTGTAAGTGTTGTACCTGTTGGATTAACTAAAGGATGAATGTCATAATAAACTCCACCTGAATATACATATAAAATTTTATTAGTGCCTATTGCTGAAAATTTAATAGAAGCTGTATTGACAAAATGATGTAAACCTCTAGCTGCTCCAGTAAGTTTTGATGCACCTAATTGATTCCAACCTCCTATTTTTTCTGGAGTACCATATCTAAAACGTACATTCTCACCACCTACCCATTGGCTTTCGGCCCCGGTCTCTGTGACTTGTTTATTAAATCCTGGTAAAAATCCTAGTTTTTGTAGCATAAATTAATCCCTAGTTTAAAATATACTAGAACCCTAGTTATATCAACATATGTTATAGGTAGAAAATTAAACTACGAAGCTGTGTGTGCTTTACCAGCAGTGATAGCCGCATTAGATGCAGTCATATCTTCATCAGTCCAGTAATCTTTAGCAACCATAAGTTCTAGGTGTTCAACATTTCTGTCAACTGCACTTTGTCTCTCAGCTGCTTCTTCGTCCGCCATTCTAGATCCATCAATAATACCATTAATTAGTTCTACTGAATGACCCATAGCTGTGTAATCTTGTGCAATGTCTTCTGCTGTTTTTACTTCACTCATAATATTTTCTCCTTATATTGTTGCGCATGCAACGATTTTAGTTTTATCAAGTTTTTTAAAATTATCAAGAATTAATTGAGGTTCTACCATATTATTTCTTGGGTCACTATCATTAAATTTAGCCTCATCCCACTCATCTTTCATATGAAAATGTAGGTTTTTATTGTGAGAATAACCAAATTGTGTCCAACGAGTGCTACCCCAAACAACAACTCCATAAGCTTCAGCCGATGGTGAAAAGTGTTGTAGACAACTATCTATACTAATGAACCCTTCCGCACCCTTTAACATTTCATGGATCTGGGCCCAATGTAGATCACATCTAATAGTTTTTTGATAATGTGGTTCGTTAGGTAAAACACAGTTAATAATAGTTGTGTCCTTATATTCTTCTTGCAACATATTAACTAATTGTTGTGCAAGATAAGGTTGATAGTTTCTATTTGGATTGATGTTTTGATATTGAACATTGTCCCCATAATTCCATTTAGGTTGACCACCTGAAAATTGAATCATAATGTATTTACCAATCTCATTATCAGCTAACCATTTAGTAACAGAAGCTTTGTGGTTGTCCGTATAAATTTTACCTGTCATAGATCGATTAAAATCTACACCATGATGTTCACAGTAACTCTCAATAATGTGTTGTTTACCAAATTGAAAATTTGATTTGTATGGCTCACAATAATAAATATTATCAGATGCCATGATCCTTGGATCTTGTAATGGTAATGTAGATTCTAAAGCTAGTTTAACATCAGGGTTACCAGCGAAACAATCTATGTAAGGTGTATAAACTTGCACCTCTGATTTCTTTTTTAATTTAGGTAGCAAAGCAGTGAATGCGGTACATTTACCAACACCACCTTCTACGACGTACGTATTTAACATTTTATCCTCTTTCGTTTGTTATTACTTATCTTCTAACTCTTTTACTCTTTTTGTCAATTCTTGTATTGCTTTAATTAAAATTGGATAAGTTTTCATTGGATCTGTTTCCCATTTATCAGGATTTTCTTTTGAAACTAATCTTGTGTATTCTTTATTTCCAAAAGTTTCTTCAACTTGATCTAATTCTTGTGCAATAAAACCATAATCTTTTTTACCTTTTCTAGTTCCATCTCTTGTATTCCAATCAAATTTAACTGGTCGCATAGCTAAAATATAATCTAGTCCATGAGGTATATCTTCAATATTTGTTTTATCTCTTAAATCAGATAGTGATGAAATAGATGTATCAGCACATCTTAAATTATCATTACTTCCATTTCCTAAAGTAATTTCATTTGAAACTGTTGCAGATGAAGCACAAGCAGCAAAACCAAAAGAATGATTATTAGATCCTGTTGTTGTATTTTCTCCTGCATCTTTACCTACTGCAACATTACAAATTCCTGTAGTTACAAGTTTTAGAGAATTAACTCCAACAGTTACATTATGATAACCTGTTGTATTAGTTCCTAAAGCACATACACCAATAGCTACTTGACTACCACCTGTTGTGTTAGCACCTAAAGCATTTACTCCCAAAGCTGTATTACCAGCTGCTGTAGTATTAGAATCTAAAGCTTGAAAACCTATTGCTGTATTTTCTCCTCCTGTTGTATTAGCTTTTAAAGAACATCTACCATATGCTGAGTTGTCTGCACCTGTAGTGTTAGCTTGCATAGATTGTCTACCCATAGCTGTGTTAGAAGCACCTGTTGTATTAGTTGTTAAAGCTAAACTACCTACTGCTGTGTTTGGTGTTCCTGTGGTATTTGCAGCTAAAGCATCTCTACCAACTGCTGTGTTTTGCTCTCCTGTTGTGTTAGCTGTTAAAGCTCGTATACCTATTGCTGTGTTATCATTTGCTGTTGTATTAGCATCTAAAGAACCACAGCCAACTGCTGTATTACTACTACCTGTTGTGTTTTGTAACATACTGTTATTACCTATTGCTACATTTTCTGCACCTGTTGAGTTGGTTGACAGTGTAGATCTACCAAGAGCTGTGTTTTGAGTACCTGTTGTATTACTGGTTAAAGAATTAAGTCCAAAAGCAGAATTATTGGCACCTGTTGTGTTAGCATCTAAAGCTCTATGACCAACTGCTGTGTTACCTGTACCTGTTGTATTAGAAAGTAAAGCACAAGCACCTAAAGCTGTACTACTTCCTGCTGTTGTGTTAGCTCTTAATGCACAAAATCCTATTGCTGTATTTTCTGATCCTGTTGTACTAGAAAATAAAGCATCTCTACCTAATGCTGTGTTACATGCACCTGTTGTATTTGCTCCCATTGAATCGTACCCAACTGTTGTATTATTACAAGCTGTTGTGTTAGCTTTTAAAGCACTAGTTCCAACTGCTGTATTACATCCTCCTGTAGTATTTTTTCTTAAAGATGTATTACCTAAACCTACATTGGAACTTCCTGTAGTGTTATCACAAAAAGTTATAACACCTAAACCTACATTTCCTGATCCTGTTGAGTTATCTTTTAATACTCTATCTCCAATAGCAACATTTGAAAAACCTGTTGTGTTTGCAGCTAAAGTACAAAGACCTACTGCTGTGTTTACTGATCCTGTTGTGTTAGCTGTCAATGCTAAATGACCAACTGCTGTGTTATTTCCTGCTGTAGTATTAGCTGATAAAGCACAAGTACCTACTGCTGTATTATTAGAACCTGTTGTGTTAGCATCTAAAGAATTTAAACCCATAGCTACATTGCACACACCTGTAGTGTTAGCAAGTAAAGCTTGAGTTCCAACTGCTGTATTATTGTCTCCTGTTATGTTAGTCTTTAGAGAACTAGCACCAACAGCTACATTGAAACCTGCTGTTGTGGTAGCTGATAAAGCAAATTTACCAATTGCTGTATTAGCATTTGCTGTTGTATTAGCATCTAAAGCATTAGCACCTACTGCTGTATTATCTCCACCTGTAGTATTTAAATCCAAAGCATTTAAGCCTACTGCTACGTTGTTATCTCCAGTTGTTAATGCTCCTAAAACTCCTGTACCTACACCAGTATTTCCATCAGCAGAACTTAAAGTTCCTGTCGAATCTGTACCTACCAATAAACTGTTTGTAAAATTTGTTCCACCTTCTTTAAAGGTTACACCCCCCACATTATTTATGCCTGTATCAATAACACCTGTATTAGTTGCAACACCATCAAGATAAATAATTTTATATCCTTTATCTGTTGTTGAAAAAGTAACCGTGGCCCCTGAACCTGAAACGGCTTTTAATTGAACTGTAAAAGCACCTGATGTGCCATTTTTAATTATGTAAAAATTTTCTGTAAGTAAAGGAAAAGTTACAACTTGATTTCCTGTAATTGAACCAGTAAGTTCTATAACTCTTTGTTGAGCCGTACCTGTTAAAGCACCATCTGCAATAGTTAAAGCTGTTGTTTGTGCACCACCAGCAATAGATATACTTAATACACCACCAGTTAGTTGCTCAATAAGACTTAAATTTGCGTTTGTTTTTGTTCCCCAAGTACCGGCATTTTCGCCAGTAGCCATTAGCTCTATACCAAGGTCCGTAAATGTTGATGCCATTATTTATTCTCCTGCTTTTTTATTTATATTGTTTATTTAGTTCTAAGTCAAACACTAGTTTGCTACTTTCGTTGTATAACCTGTGGTATTTTTTGGTGTTTTCGTTGTATAACCTGTGCTGTCTTTAGGAGTAAGTCTTCCAAAATATTTAAGAATAAAACCTGTACCAACAGTTGAAGTCATACTCAGCCCTGTTAATCCAACAGTCATTGATGTAGGTGCTATTGCTCCAACCGATGATGTTGCTTGTAAACCTGTTAATGGAACTCCTATTGCAGGAACAATTGAACCAACAGATGTTGTTGCTTGTACTCCTGTTATAGCAACAAAATTTTCTACAGCAGGTGATAAAGAGCCAACACTTGATGTTGCTTGTAGTCCTGTTAAACCTATAGCCATTGCTGTAGGTGATATTGTACCAACTGATGAAGTTGCTGATAAACCGGTTAGTCCAACCACATCTTCTGGAGATAAAGATCCCACAGATGAAATTGCTTGTAGGCCTTGTATGTCATGTATTTGAGAACTAGTAATTGTAAGAGAA